TCGCGACTTCTCATGAGCAGCAATCTGCCCAATAAGTTCATCGAGTTCAACATCGGACAACTCCGTTGCCTTCTTATTAGATTGAACCGTTACCGTAGGTGGCAACATACGGTTCGTGGCCTGCAGGTAAAGCTGTGCCGATTTGGTGTCACCATCTAGGGCTTTGTTGTAAAGTGTGTCCAGAAGCTTTTGTGTACGTTCTGGTGAACCCTGAATGTCGTCCACACGCTTCTTCCATTCGTTAACAAAAACATCTTTCTTCTGCCAACGCCGTAACGTTGTTTCATCCATGCCATGCTCAATGGCGTATCTGGCTTTGGAAGCTGGCACCCGCTCCGATGGAGCGGTGCACAGCCAGTCCAAATAGTTTTGTTGTTGAACCGTTAAAGTTAGTTCTTCTGAGTTTGCCATCAATGTGTAAGCCACTTCGTTACGCATGTAACGCTTGGGGGGGACTATAGGGGGGGAAACGCAAACACCACGTTTCCCGTTTCTGTCAATCGACAACGCCCTAAGCGTTGGCGATTGAGGCGTACACAAAGTCAAGAGTTAAGGAGCACTATGCCATACAACTACCGTCAACTTGATAGCCACGCTTCGGCAACGCCGAAGTCGGGAACAAGCACATCAACTTACCCACCAAAGGTAAAAGGCAAAAGCTCTAAGGTTAAGAACCCAAAGGCAACGGTTAAGAATTACAAGTAATGGCCAAGACAGCTGCGTGGCAACGCAAAGAAGGCAAAAACCCTAAAGGCGGACTCAACGCCAAAGGACGCGCCTCATACAAAGCACAAACAGGCGGCACACTAAAACCGCCAGTGTCTGCAAAACAAGCAGCCAAATCACCTAAATCAGCAGCCCGACGCAAATCTTTTTGCGCACGAATGGGCGGCATGCCAGGCCCAATGAAAAAACCAAACGGCAAACCAACACGCAAAGCATTAGCTTTGCGCAAATGGGATTGCTAATGGCCGGCAAAAAACCAGCCAAACGAAGTGCCAGCACAATAGTAATTCCTAAGGAAGACTACGGTAAGCCAACACTCTATGTTGGCTTAACCCCAGACGCAAACCACGTATGCCCAGAATGCGGCAAAAAAACCAAAAGAGCTATCATTCGAGAATACAAAGGTGTTCTTTTGTGTAGCAAACATTGCGTAATAAAAGTAAAACGCAAAGAAATAAAAACCGAAACCGTATAATATTTTATTAAGGTACCCTTTTGGGTTGCTAGGTACCCCCTTTTTGGGATTTTAAAAAAACGGCTATGCGACGACTCCATCCATTTGCTGTGACGGGTGCCCAGCCCCCCCTGCCCCCCCCTTGTGGTGCGCGCTGTGCGCGCATATATGCGTGTATTGGCGCATAAACCATTTGCCACGATAAATGACACACTGTATATGTGGCGAGCAAGCACGCACGCTGATATATAAACAACAATAGAAAGGTAGCAAGGTATGACGCAATACTTAACAGTCAAAGAATTACAAGCGTTGCCCCGTGATGAGCGTATGGCATATGTCCAATCGTTACACGACAACACGATGAACAATCTCAATCGGATTAATCGCATTGCCGATGATGAGATTGCGATGATTAATCAGATAGTCAATAAATAGTTAGTAGTCAGTTAGCAAACTGATAGATGTCTATCAGTTTGCGATAGTGATTATTCACTCGGCGTGATACCGATTATCACAAACACAAACAAGGAGAAATACAATGAGTAAGTTAATCAAGGCAAAGAGCAACTTCGTTGCTCACGAAGTAACTATCAAGCGTGGCGACGAGATGGCGTTTAATGCTTGGATAGAGATAGCGAAAGAAGCAATGGACTTTGATAGCGTCGCTGAATACGCAAAGGTATCTGCGAAGAACGCAAAGTTCCACAGCGAAAAGACGATTGAGTTATACACAAAGTCAATCGTCAATGGCATCAGCCACTATTCAGGCATTGCGAAGTTGCTCACGGCGTATGACGCTGAGTGTGCTTCACGCAACATATCTCAGTTGCGTGAGTTCTGTGCTGGTCTTGGTCAGCGTGGCAAGGGCAAGTCAAATGAGTTCAGCGCAGAGAAAGTTGTAGCACGCCTAAAGGCTAACTACACACCAGCGCAACGCCGAGAAATCAAGGCTCTGTTGTAATAACTGATAGACACCTATCAGTTCGTAATACTGTTTGATAACAGTCTGCGATTCACGAGTATTCCCCTGCTCGTGAGTCAAAGAGTATTATCAACCGATAATGCTAAACACAAACAGAAAGTAGAAATACAATGTTAGAACGACCAGCGCTATACAACCAAGCACACTACGCACGCTTGGAGACACTCATTACAGATGACGCAGAGTTACAAATGTTGTCATATGTTTTCGATGATGAACTTATTGCCAAGCAGATTCAGTTCTCTGCTCAGTTTGGCAATATGGATTGTGCCATTAACTCTTAATTCCTAAACTGGAATTGGTTGAGAGTTCACAAACTGATAGATGTCTATCAGTTTGTGGACTCAATTACCCATTCGGGTAGATATACAAACACAAACAGAAAGAACAACAATGAAACAACATAGAGACACAACAATCACGCCAACATCAGCACGACGATTGGCTCAGCCCAAGAATGCTCGTGGTAAGCGTTCACCAATTTGGCGTGATACTGCTCGTGTGAACGAGTGGTGTGGTTGGAGAATGAAATGCGAGTCAGTCAAGATTGGAGAAACAAAATGAAAAGAGCAACGCAAGCAGAGTTTGATTCACTCAAAAACAACTACAACGAAGTTCGTTCGTTGTGTGATTCGTTGATGAGAGAAGTATCAGAGTTACAATTCATTATCGCAATGTTGAGTGGCAAAATTAAAAGTCAATCAGAAGGAGAAACACAATGAGAAAATCATTTTATGTTCTTATTAGAATGGACGATGAATACGGTTATGAATTGTTTAGTGGAATCGCATTTACGCTCGGTAGTGCGTATTCAATGGTTAAAGAAAAACTCATTTCAAATGAATTGCGATTTAAGCATCTGGGCGTAGAGTTTCACGATTGGCAACTTGTCAAAACTGATAGTTTAGATGAACTTGACGAAACCTTTTTTGATGATGTCAGAGATACCGAATATCGCATATTTGAATTTGACGAACAAGGAACAAAAACTCAAAGCCTTGCCGTGCTCGCAAGAGAATCTCACAAAGGAGAAACAAATGAATAAAGAACAATTATTGCGCCACATCATGGCAATTATTTATCGTAATGGTCATTGGTCTAATCAGGCTGAGAAGTTTGACGAAATATTATTGTTGGTTCATTCCGAGATGGACAACATAGAAGAAACAGCAGACGAACAAAATATATTTTGGCAAGAGTCGGCAGACGAATACAACAACCGAAACAGAATCTCGTGAGTGTCTGTATCACACAGGGCAACTTGTGTGATGCGATATACTCATCAGAGTAGAAATTCGTAAGATGCTCTTACGAATTCACAAACACAAATAAGGGAGATACAAATGCCTAATGATATAGACGACGACGACAATCTCGTTGATTGCGAAAGTTGTGGCGACACAATTGACGCTGACGACATTGTCGAAGACGATGGTGACAACATCTGTCGAGCGTGTTACGACAGTCGTGAAGAAGAACGCAATCAACATGAAGATGAGCGTTCAGAGTTCATCAACGACCACGACTACAAGCCACAGCCGTTGTTTCACAATGACAATGGTAAGCGCAGTCGTGAGCCTGCTCTTGTCAATACATTCCCTAAGCCGTATGTTGGCATAGAGATAGAAGTAGAGAGCACTCGTGGTGCTGACCTTGACGAGTATGCCGAGATGGTTTTCAACAACTGTCACGGTCTTGTCTATAACAAGACCGATGGTTCAATCAACCACGGCTTCGAAATGGTTACGCACCCAATGACACTTGGTTACGCACAAAATCATCTTGATGGTTTGTGGACTTCCTTTGCGTCATTACGTAGAGCAGGATTCCGTGCGTGGCAGACGAGCACTTGTGGACTACACATTCACATCTCTCGCAATTCGTTCTTAGATGAGAAGCATCAACAGAAGTTCTTACACTTCATCTACGGACCTGCCAAAGAACAAATCAAGAAGTTCGCTGGTCGTGATTCGCATTGGTCTAAGTTTGACAAGGACGCATTCTGTTCGTCACGCAATGACTACGGCAACGACGATGGCGAACTGCCATCGCTTATGGAAGTTGTCAAGGGTCGTCGCAAAGACGGTTCTTCAATTAGTCCACAAGCGTCAGAGCGTTATCTCGCAGTCAATCGCAACAATCGTCATACGCTAGAACTTCGGTTCTTCCGTCCGTCGCTTCGTCCCGACACTGTGCTTGCTTGTATTGAGTTCACATATTGCTTGTGGGCTTACACCGAGCAGGTAACTGCTAATCAAGCGCTCAAGCATGGCGCACTCACGGACTTTGAGCAGTTCGCAATCTATGCTCGCAAGAACCGTGCTACTTATCCAAAGTTCGTAGCGCATCTTGCGCGTCGTGGTGTATCGCCAGACCCCGACATCACAGACACAACAATTGAAGGCGAGGAATAATGGTTGATAATCGGTTATCAACTTTCACACACACAAGGAGGCACATTAAATGTGTTTATTAACTTACATGCCCGACACCGTCACGCTCAGTTACGAGCGTGCTCGCAAGTCGGCAACAAATAATCCCGATGGGTTTGGCTTTGCCATTCACACGGGCAAGACAATACTCACCGACCACGACATGAACTTCGAGAAGTTGTGGGACAGATTCACTACGGCACGCAAAGTTCAGCCAGGTCCGGCTCTGTTTCACTTTCGTATCGCAACTCACGGCGAGATTGACACATCTAACTGTCACCCGTTCTATGTTGGTGACAGAACAGATTCAGTCGTAGCACACAACGGCATGTTGCCGATTGCTGTGCCACACGGCGAGCATCGTTCAGATACTCGCTTGTTCGCAGAGTTAGTGCTACCGAGTTGTGGTGGCGTTCCAAGGCTTGACGACCCTGAGTTCTTCAAAGAACTTAGTGAGTGGTCTACGGGTAGCAAGTTAGTTGTTCTAACTACCGACCCCGAAGCCAAGTATGACGCTTACATCGTCAATGAGAAAGCAGGTCATTGGGACGCAGGCGTGTGGTGGTCTAACAGTTCGTATCAGCCATACACATACAAGCCGTTCACTCACATGTATGGTCCTTACTCAAGTTATTCATCAACACCCAAAACAACTACAGCAGTCAACTTTGACTACGACTATGACGACCCCTACGATTATGTAGGTGACGACTTTGATGAGCCAGGGTCTACTAGTGCTAATGAAGTAATACAGGCTATTGCCGAGGAGTTGTATCCCGACCCTAGAGTGCTTGCTCAAATAGGAGTATTCACAGAGTTTGTTGGTTATGACCACGCGATAGTAACTTGTTACCAATGTAGTTCGGTCTACATGGTTGACCCACTAGAACCATCACCGACTCACTGTAGTCATTGTGATGCTTGTCTTGCTTGTTCGTGTCAAGACAACAGTTGTTCTTGTTGGGTTGGTTACGAATACGGACAATCCTTTACACCATCATTTGATGTAGAGCCAAACACAAATAACAGACAGGAGAAATTGGAATGGTAAAACTAAATCATAAGCGTCGCAAAAAAATGCGACGCAAAATACAACGCCGTGATGTCGGCTGGGAGTCAGTTCTAGTTGAGTTGACTCTTTATGAAATGAAAAATCCAAAACAAAAACAGAAAGCAGGTAAGAAATGAGAATTACATCTAGAGGTCAAGTAATGTTTGAGGTGGACGCAGAAACCAATTCAGCGATGGCTATCTTGGTGCGAGAAATAGTTGGAGAAATGCTTACAGCAAATGTCCAATCGTTACTCATCGACGGAATCACCACAAAGATTATGGAAGAATGGTCATCAGATTCGTTAGCAGAGCGTGTGGCTAGATATATC